TCCAATATGGATAGAACTCTCTTGATAAATGAATTGACTGTGGTTTCTCCATATATTTAAAATCAAGTTGTCCTTGTTCATTATATAAATGCTGTGTCCATCTTATAATACCATATTCTTTTTCTATATAGTCATTGAATTGATTTCTAAAATCATTTCTTTCTGACCACGATCCGTAGAATGGTTGTCCTTTATAAAAACCTGATTGTGGTATTTTTCTTGATGGACATTCAATAGGAAGCAATTCATAAATCTTTGCTTTAAATTTAAAAGCTTCTTCAATATATCTATCGGCTAAATCTTCTACCTTTTGCTCTAATCGAATTGCATGATGTCGTATATCTATATTACCAAAATAACATTCGAGTTCTTCATAATCATACGGTATAAAATTACTAAAGCCTTCATTTAATGCTCCGTTAAGAGTTTTAAATGGAACACTGTTTACAGTCCAACCTGGTCGATACATGCAGATTGAATGACTATCTCCTATTACAATTTTACGTGTTGGATTTGGATAGTCAACTCTTTCTGATTCAAGATGCATTCTTTCAAGATTTTTCAAATCTACTTCATGCCATTCTGGTTGAACATCTCTTTTAGCAGCTTCAAGTTTATTTTTTATCATATCATGATATGGAGGAAAGTCCATACCAATCGAATATACTTTACCTTTAAACTGAGAAAAATTAACTGTGTTTTGTACGTATGGAAATCCATAGACTCCACCAAACATATTCAATCCACCAGAATAATCGTTGCCATGATATACCCACAATGCGTCGTATGAGTTGTGGTCAGTAATCTCACCTCCGTAATTGACATCACAATGTCCGTATTTTTCTCGGATCTGGTCGCCATACATTACGCCTTGAGCTCCTCTATGAGATGCAGCTCTTTTTGCGATTGGTATAAATGGACAGTTAATTATATTCTTCATTCGAAAAACTCCGTAAGAGTATTTGTTTGCTGTACACGTGCTACGCGTCTACGCGCGCATGCTCGTTCGTCTTCTCTTATCTGTAGATATACTCCAAACTGACAAGATAAAACTTCAGTTCCGTAGTATTTAAGAGAATCCTGTGGATATTCAAATAAATTTTTTCCATTACTACATTTAATATTGAATGCTTCAGGATGAAACTCAACATTCTTCGTAAGTCCAATTTCATCTGCATTTTCTCTCATAAAATATATTGCTTCATCATAAAGTTTCTTTGGAGCATCTGGCCATAAGAGTCCTATTGTATATACAGCTCCTGGTCCAGGCGATACAAATCTCTGATCATGATGATACTTCATTTGTGGTAATACAGACGAAGATGCTGCTCCATGAAATCCATAATATTCTCCAATGCCTGGTTGCTCTCTCAATAGTGTATATATCTCTTTCATATGAGTACATTCTTGCATTCTTTCTAAGAATCCACTATCACGAAATGAAGCAACCCATTCACATACATCTACTGGATGAAACTGTCTATCGGGATCGTTATATTTTTGTCGACAATAGTTTCTACCAGCTGTTTGTATTGATGTGTGTAATTCAGTTGTACCCCAGATTGGTTGTTTGTTTTTAATTGCTTTATCTAAATTGAATCTTATAAATTGTATATAGTCTACATCGTTATCTGCAATACGATCAAAATCTACAAACTCTCCATCTTTACCTGATGCTAAGTAATGAACTCCTCTTCCACCATAAAAGTGAGAGATAAATGTATTACCTACAATATTCATAAGTGACATATCAGCACTGGCTATTTCAGTACCAATAAATCTCATACGATCATCAAGTGTAATGGTTGGATGGAAATACTCTACGTCTTCTCCAAGACCATAATCGATCTTACCATGACGATTTACATTCTTATATTCTTCATTTAAATAACCAAGTTGTATACATGATCTTTGATTGATTTTATATAAGAACCAATTGAACTCTTTCATGAGTTCTTTATCGTAATTCCACCAGTCGTAATTGTATTTAATATTTGACGTATTCTTCATTCTTTCGTTTCAAATGAACGATCGACAAATCAGGATGTCTCTTTTCTATTTCTCTAATTTGTACTGGATCGTCCTCAAAATGTATACCAATTTCATAACCTAAATCTTTTAGATATTGTATCATATGACCTTTCCATATACCAGAAGCTTTTCTGCCATACAATGGATTTTTCTTTATTCCATGTGTAATATCTGGATTAGGAATATCTCTTGCGAGTGGATTCATAAATACAGTATTATATATGCCTCTTTTACGAAGCATCTTTTCTGTTAGTTCTCGATCCTGATAAGGACGCCCCGTGATGATTATATCACCATCACAGGGTCTTACTCCAGTGACCTCATCGCCAAAGTAGATCACGCCGTCTATATCAAATGTATTAATTTTCATAGTCGGTCTTACTGTCCTGGAACGTATGTGGCAAATCTTTTGCCTTAGGTCTACGGTCTTTAAGTTGAGCTTCAGTCATAGGAGTTAATACTCTTCTTGCTAAAGCATCACATTCAAACTTTGCATCTTCCGTTTTGAGTTGTACTGGTGGAGTCTTTTGAGTCCACGCTGATGGACCTCTTAAATATCCTACAATACCTAACTCATTTGCTACCTTACAGAATCTTATTGCTGAGACCACGACTCCTCCAGAGTTTGGTGAGTCCTGAACTGAAAGTCTTGCCGTCAGTTCATATCTAGCGCCAGCAAATCCATAAGCTATCATGTCAAAGTTTGCAATTTTATTATCAGATGAAATATAATCTCCACCTGGTTTTTGTTGAACAGTGAGAGATGGTCCAGCAAATAATGTCATTCCTGCTGTTGATTCATCTCTTACAAGATTCTGACCTTTCAATACGTTCTCTTTAGATATATGCTTATTGTGCAGTCTTTCTTGCTTTGCCATATTTAAAAAGTCTGTATTTGCAGTTCTTCCTGTTCTAATATGTTCTTGTCCTTGAGTAGAACCAGCTGCCATATTCATTTGGATATGTTGTGTAACCATCAATCCAGAATCGAGCATAGCGCCTTGTAGAACTTCGGACATTCTTGAAGCTCCCCAAGCTGATCTCATATCAGATCCTACAATTGTTAAACCAGCATCGATAAATCTTTGCTCAGTTGTCATAGCATCTTTTGTAGAAATAAGAGTTGGAATACAATTGACAAAATGTATACCAGCTTCTAATGCTACATCTACCCAATATTTTGTTGCTTCTTCAGATCCTACTGGTAAATAGTTAATTAAAACATCTACATTATGATACTGAAGTAATTCAACAGTTCTTTCAAAAGACTCAGCTGGAACCGCACCATTGACGAATGTTACTTCATCTGGATAGTCATGCATATGTGGCGCAATACCATCAAGCTCAGGAGCAGAATAAACTAATGCATCACTGGATACACATGAAGAATTACTTGTTGTTGTAATTTTATCAACATGATCCATTGCACAGTTTGGTTGTGCTCTTAAAGCTTTTGCGAGCTTTTTGTTTACTTTACGTTTGTCTATATCGAAACCAATAACAAATTCGATATCATGTACAGAGTATCCACCGATATCTTCATACATTAATCCAATTTTATCTTCTGGATTTTCGTTATAGTACTGAATGCCTTCTACGAGAGATTTGGCACATGATCCGACACCTATAATGCCGACTTTTATTTTTGACATAATTTTTTCCTCCTATTATATCAGTTTATTTGAGTGAGTGATTTGGCTATGGAGGCCAGAGTAGCTCACTATTATATAGTAGTTATAGTATTTATGATCCCAGTACCGAGTATCATAACTGCAACAGCGTTTAAAATAATTAAAGCTCGATCTTTCCATATCAAAGCTACTAATAACCAACCTGAACATCCTATAAAGGATAATGTTTGATCGACTAATTGTAACTCAGGATTTCCTCGAGCCATCATAGCACATAAAAGGATAACGCTGCTTATCCATTTTACATACCAATCGAAAGTTAGTTTTGGAGTTGCACTCTTATAAATTCTTTTCGAATGTTCTAATTCTTCTTTACTGAACTTCTGAGTATTCATATTCAACACCTGCTTCATAAAATAATTCATTTGTAAGTTTTGTACTTTCTATCCATCTTTCTGGAGATTCTTTAGAGAATGCTACAACTCTTGATACTCCAACTTGTATAAGTCCTTTTGCACATTCGCTACATACTGGTAGTCCATGTACATATACTGTAGAACGTCTTAAAGAAACTCCATTCTCAGTAGCATTATATATAAGGTTCATTTCTGCATGTACTACATACTTATACTTTGTTTCTCGCATTTCATATCTTTGAGGATCGTCAATCACATTACGTGGAAATCCATTATAGCCAGTTGCGAGTATCTGTCTATTATATGCTACAGCAACAGCACCTATTTTTCTACTTGGATCTTTTGACCAAGTACCTATATGCCATGCAAGAGCAAGAAATCTGTCATCCCATTTACTTGACAAGATCGAAGTGCCTCTCATACACATGTAAGTTTTGTGCTTGCCATATAATATCGCCTGCTTCTCTATTAAGTTCTTCTGCAACTTCATTTAAAACAAACTGTTGCCAAGCAAAATCATTTTTATATCCAAAGACTACATCATTAGATCTCATTTGAACAACACAATTTACTACATCGTTACGAATATAATATGTAACTGCATTTGTACAAATAAAATCGTTTTTGCCATTGTCATTATATTCATGCCAGATAGATGGTCTTTGATATACCATTGAAGCTCTACGAGAGTCTGGATTCTTATGAAGTTCTATAATTACATTTTCAAATTGACGATTATACTTTTCACTATAAATTAAATGACCATAGTTTGAATTGATTTCACCATGATCGTTTGCAGAATATTGCCAAGCTTGTGGTGGTTCTCTATCAGATCCATAGATGTCATTGATATTTGTAGATTCTGATTCATACCACTTTAATTCTTTTTGAACATATTCTTCATTGACAGTACCGAAGATAGCTGGTTTATCAGCAAGAAAAGACGCACCAATAATTTCGATTGTCTTTTGACCTGTTTTATCTGTTACAAATTGCTTTGATTCAAGAGCATTGACAAAGACTTCTGCGATATCTTTAGTCGTCTGCATTATTTATCCTTTTGTTAAACATGTCTCTTTCAGGATCTTGGCCTTCCATTTTGCCACGAAGATAAGAAACTGCAAAGCTACAATAGTTAATCATATCTTTGTAAGTATCTTCGAGAGATTCGAAGTTTGGATTACTTGGATCAGATTCGAGCAATGATGTTGCACGCATTACTTTACCAAGAATAATATCATGTATTGTATCAACGCCACGTCTATAATGCATAGACTGAACAACGGTTGATTCAGAACTTTGATAGTCCTGAGATTTTTTAGATTGTAATTCTGCGCATTCTTGCAGAACTCTTAGGCTTTCTTTCATATTGTCTCCATATTATAGTTAATATTATACCACAAGTCAGGTGTTTTGTAAACGATTATTTTCAACTATTTCACTATTAAATGTCAAGCATTCTCCGTCGCTTAATGCTCTTAAATGATCGTAATAGAATGGCTTATAGTTATCATACTTTGATTCTCTAATATAGTTATCAAACGTATGAGGATTGATTACCATTCTTGGATATACAGTGCTTCCATCAAGTTCAGGTTGTGCTATATGAGTAGCAACAACAATTTTATCTGGATATCCTCTTAATAAATTCTTTTTAATTTTTGTCCAAAGTCCAGTAGTGAATGTCCACCAAGTAGAACCTGTACTCATCCATTTGATTTCTAAATGATCTTCAAGAGTTTTTTCATATACATCCCATGCATGAGTAGACACATCTTTATAATTGAATTCTTGTAAGTTAAGATACGAAGTAGGAATAAGATCAGATATTCCTATTTCACATACCATAGAATCCCAAGTGTTTCGATAGATAGTTTCATCTGATCTTCTATCTCTCATTTTCTTTTTATTGGCAATAATACCTGCAGCTTGCCAATCAGTTCTTTCTTTTGTTCTTTCGTTTTTTACAAAAGAAACTTCACTAAACCATTCTTTATAATTTTCTTCAATCACTTTTATATATTATACCTTGCTCATTTAGAGCTGCTCTATTCCATAAATGACCTTGTTCTGTTTCATCTTTTGATTGTCCAAAATATGGTACTGCATGATACTCTTTAATCATTTGTTGATTCACACTAAAATTAGAATTACCAACAAATAATTCGCCAAGTATTCTACCAAACTTACCTTTGTCATGAGATACTAATTGAACTTCTTGTCCGTCTAATATCTTTGTAAGATGTGCTTTACTTGCTTTACCATAAAACTTTTCTTCTAAATCACGAGTTCGAGATTCAGGAGTATCAATACCCATCATTCTTACTCTTTGCTTTTTATAAATCATACCAAAGCCTAAGTCAATATCTACATCGACTGTATCTCCATCTACAATTTTTGTAACGTAAACTTTATATCTGTACATTTTTTCTCCTACTTATAAAATAAATGGTTATCAATCAAAACTGTATGATTCAATTGATCTGCCCAATAAGGTTTTACAAAATCTGCATGATACCATAATGAACCTTCAGTAATGTCTGGATATTCTCCTGACAATACCATATCAGCAACTCTAATAGAATTTAACCAAGTGACTGAATCAACAGGTTCATCTGATTTACCATCACAAAACCAACTAAATTGGCATTGATTTCGTATAGGTACCATATTACCTTTCCAATTTTCTCTCATTTTTGCTTGATATACTACTTCACATATTGTATTAGGAAATTGTAAATCCTCAACTCTATTTATTACTACATGACTTACAGCTATCTGACCAGCAAAACTTTGATTTGCTGATTCAAAATATATATTCTGTGCTAAACAATATCTTGACTCGTCATACTCATCTTGAGATGCATTTAATGTTGATGGTAATAATAATAATCCCATAAGCATTGCACCGAATGCCATACCACCTAAAAATGCTTTAAACATATTTAATCCTGTATATTTTACCTGCTCATCAACAGCCTTTCCAAATTTACTCATAAGTTATTTTTAAAAACGAAATCAATCGCTCTTTCTGCCTCCTTTTCAAAATCACGTTTAGAATACCAATTGCCAGTATCATTATCCAAATCACGACAGAGATATTCAATCTCTTTTGAAGTAATAGGATAACCTTTTGACATTGCATTACCTGCGGTTGTAAGCATGATCTCATACATTTTTGCATACCAACCTGTACCTGTAATTCCTTTATAATCATCAATTTGTTTTTGATTAACGAATGGACAATCACGATAAGATGTCCAAGAAAAGTTTTTATTATTTAATTGATTACGTTTTCTTTCCAATAAAGCTTCTTGTATTGCTGGTGGAAAACGATCGAACATTGTTTGATTTGGTTTTACGTATGGATGTTTCTCCATAAGTGTTTGTGGATTCATGATTTCTCCATCATGAGAGAATATAAAATTGAAGCTATCTTTATATTTAGCTGGTACATAATACATTCTACTTAAGTCTTTGGTTTGAGCATCAGCAATATCACCAATCTCTTTATTTAAAGCATACCAAAAATGCTTAATATCATCTTTATCAATTTGACTTGTCAATGGGAATACTAATCTAAACTTGGGATTCTCAACTGTTGATGATGCAGTTGAATAACAGACATATCGATATTGAGAGTATTTCTCTTCGATATTATCCATTTTTCCTTCAAAATCATCGATATCAAGAATCCCGAAGCCGCCCCAAGCAGTGACGTTGTCATTAGCCCTCGTTGTATCGGGGAGATAAACTGCAGGACTAATCAGCGGAGCATCCTTTTTTGTAGGATACTTCGTTGACTCTGATAGTTTATATAATATTTGTTCAAACTCATCGAATGAATTGTAGTCCATTCGTTTATCTGTTTTATTATCGTATATACTATCGAATATTGTTAAGCTTACCATGATTGTCTTTATGACTCGGAGCCTCCCACCCTTCTGGTTTTATTAAGTCTGGTAATCCAAGAGGATTTGGTCTTGATTCTTTTACACCAACTTCTTTTGATAAGTTTGCTTTAAGAACTTCATCCCAAGCTTTATGAGCATCGACGCCAAAAGCATCGAGTGTACCAATTGCTACAACACAAAGATCGATAAGACCATCAACTATTTCTTCAGCATCATTATTTGTAAGTGCTGCTTCAGTTTCCATAAGTTCTTCTTTAAGAAATCTTACTCTGAATGAAAGATATTCAAAGAGCTTTTCTTTGTTCTTTTGATTGTCATGAATCCATTTATGAACGCCATACTTGTATTGCATTTCATTTATATCTTTTACCCAGTCTTTGCTCATGTTACTATCTTCTTATTTGGTGTGACGATACCTGAACTCATACTTCTTACTTGATCTTGTAGATCATCAGCTGGTTCAATCATAAACATTACAAACTTTTTATCGATTGTAACTCCATTGTTGGCTTTTGTATAAGCCATAAATGGCATCATTCCTATTCTACCTTCTCCAGCTGGAATAAGAGTATAGCCATCTTTTATTGTAATAAGGTTTTCAGTCTCTGTGACTTCACCTATTACTTCCTCACCTGAGGATAAACGTACTAATAACATTTTTTTTCTCCATAAGTATATCTATTATACCACATTTTCAGTGATTTGTAAACGATTAATTTCATTTATTTTATCCAAAGAAATCCTCCAATGAAGCAACTTCTTCTGATGTCCAGCCAACTGCATCCAAGATCGGTTCGATTGGATCGAGGAAAGTCTTTTGGAATTGCA